GCCTACGAGGAAGAACGCCGACGGCGCATGATGGAATCCGTCCCGACGACGGACAACCTGCCGCCTGTCCGACCGGCTCGTAGCGACCTACGCACCAACCTTGAAAACCTGTCATCTGGCATTGGTCAAGGCGTGGTCAACCAGTTAGAAGGCGTCAAATCACTTGTTACTGACCCCGTAGGCACGGCTAAAGCCGCTTACGAGGGCGTTAAAGGCATTGTGCGCGACCCGACCGTATTAGCCGACGCATTGCGCTACACCGCCCAGAAAGCCACTAGCGGCCCGTTAGGCGCGGGTGAGGTCATTGGCGAAATGATCGGCCCGATGCGCGGCAAAGGCCCGATGGCCGAAATTGACGTTTACCACGGCAGCCCGCACCGCTTTGAGGAGTTTGACGCCAGCAAGATCGGCACGGGTGAGGGCGCACAAGCGTATGGGCATGGCATTTACCTTGCCGAAAACCCCGAGATTGCCCGCGATTACCAAGTACGCCTGTCTTATGACCCCGAAAAGATGAAGATTGGCGGCAAGCAGATCAATGCCGTTTACAACCAGTTACAGGATTCGGCTGCCCGTATGCCGCCCGCCCGTGCTGCTGGCGAGTACGAAAAACTGGACTTGATTGAGCGGCTGATGATGAACAACCCGGTGGACGAGGTTGAGAAAGCCGCCGCTGAGTTGTCGCCCGCCACGCAAAAGTGGTTTGCAACACAGGTGAAACCCAGCTTTGAGACCTACGGTTCGTTTTATAAAGCCGACCTACCCGACGAAATGGTAGATCGGATGCTGGATTGGGATAAGCCGTTAAGTGAGCAACGCGAACTTGCAACTCCAATTTTGAAAGAACTGGGATATTTACGTCCTAACGATGATGGCCCTCGTCAGTTCGCACAAGCCGTAAAAGCATTAGATATGGAGTACGGTGGATTTGGAGAAAGCGGCGCGAATGGCATGGCGTTGTTTAAGGCTATTTATAGAGGATTAGAGCAAGGCAAACCAAAAGTTATTGATTTTGCAAAACGAATGAACCTTGGCGATCAAGCAATGTTTATGGAGGCTTCTCCTTTAGCGTCAGAAGTGATGAAGCGCATGGGCATCCCCGGCATCCGATACCTAGACGCAGGTAGCCGAGGCCAAGGCGGCGGTACCCGAAATTTCGTCGTGTTTCCCGGCGAAGAAAAGAAAGTCAAGATTTTGAAACGCAACTAGTATCAACCAAAATGTTGTGTTAAAACAACGACATGGCAGCACGGAAAATACATACGACCTTACGAGACGAGTGGAAGTTACGCATCAAGGCCACGCACCTTGTTTCGCGGCTCCACGAACACGCTATGGGCGAGGCCGAAATGTCGCCTACGCAGATCAAGGCAGCCGAAATACTGCTCAAGAAGGTAGCGCCTGACTTGGCGCGGCAAGAGGTTACAGGCGAGAACAACGGCCCGGTCAAGGTACAGATCGGATGGATGGCTCCCGAATAATTTTGCCCTACCGCCCACGCAAGGCGTTCATGCCGTTCCATGAGCGCACTAAACGCTGGGCTTGCCTTGTCGCACATCGTCGCGCAGGCAAGACGGTCGCCGCCGTCAACGACATGATCCGCGCTGCTGCGATGTACCAGCAGCCTTACGGGTTGTTTGGCTACGTCGCCCCCTACCGCAGTCAGGCAAAGGCCGTGGCATGGCAGTATTTCAAGGACGGCGCACACCCAATCATCCAAAGCATCAACGAGCAGGAACTGACCATCACGCTAATCAACGGCAGTCAGATACGCCTATTCGGTGCCGACAACGCTGACGCGATGCGCGGTCTAGGCTTTTCGGGGCTGTACCTTGACGAGTACGGTGACTTTAAGCCGAGCGTATTCGGGAACGTATTGAGAGCGTCCCTGTCAGATAAGCAGGGTTGGTGCGTTTTCGGCGGTACACCGAAAGGCAAAAACCAGTTCTGGGAAATTTACGATACCGCCACTCGTCTACCTAGCGAGTGGTTCCTGTTGCGCCTTCCCGCCTCAACCAGCGGGCTTCTCCCTGCGACAGAGCTAGCCGCAGCAAAGGCGCAGTTAGCCGAGGATCAGTACCTACAGGAGTACGAGTGCAGCTTTGAGGCTGCGATCCTCGGTGCTTTTTTTGGAAAGGAGATGCGCGAAGCGCAGGATCAGGGCCGCATCACAAGCGTGCCGTACGATCCCAACCTGCCAACGTACACCGCATGGGACTTGGGTTACCGCGACGACACGGCCATCTGGTTCTATCAGGTCGCCCGTGGCGAGGTGCGCGTCATAGACTTTTACGCCGTCTCGGGCGAGGACATCCATACCATTGCCGATGTGGTACGCAACAAGCCGTACCGCTATGCCAAGCACTACCTACCTCACGACGCTCGGGCCAAGAGCCTACAGACCGGCAAGAGCATCATTGAGCAGTTGGCGGCGCAACTAGACATCGCCAAACTTGCCGTTGTCCCTGACATCGGTGTGCAGTCAGGCATCCAAGCGGTACGCATGATGCTGCCGCGTGTATGGTTTGACGCAGAGAAGTGCAGCGACGGCATTGAGGCGCTGCGCCAGTATCAACGCGAGTACGACGAGGACAAGAAAGCCTACCGTCAGTCACCACGCCACGATTGGACATCACACCCTAGTGACGCATTTAGAATGGTTGCGGTATCATGGAGTGAAGTCGCTGACAAGCCCCCAGCGCCAGAGGTCAAGCCGCTGATGGTGGGGCCAGAGAACACAGTCACGCTGAACGATATGTGGCAGGTTCACGACCGCACAACGTCAAGGAGAGCAAGGATATGAGCATTGTCAGCCCGAATCGTTACCCGTACGAAACAGTTGCCGCTTCGCAGACCGCACAAGTACTCGGTGGCGTAGGTGCCGTGGGTGACTACCTCCATCGCATCGTGGTTACGGTCACGACGACCGGCACTAGCACGTTAAGCGTTCTGGACGGCAGCACGACCGTCCTGACGATGGCTGCCAACACCCCGGTCGGCGTCTACAGCATTGAGATTAACGCCGCCTCGGCTACCGGCCCGTGGGCGATCACGACCGGCGCAGGGCTTGCGGTCATGGCTGTCGGATTCTTCACGGCCTAATCATGGAAGGCGTACTGCAACCGGAACTAGAAAAGTATCTCCGTACTATCGCGCAGTACGACAACGAGTTTGCCAAATGGTCGGCTCGTACGAAGAAGATCGTTAAGCGTTACCGCGACGATAGCCGTGGGCAGGGTGGCAACGAGGCTGCTCGCTTCAACATCCTCTGGTCAAACGTCCAGACGCTAAAGCCTGCCGTCTACGCCAAACTGCCAAAGGCTGACATCAGCCGACGCTTTGGTGACAACGATCCGGTAGGTCGCGTTGCAGGTATGCTCCTTGAGCGAGCCATTGATTTTGAGATTGAGCATTATCCTGACTTTCGCTCCACCATGTCCTACAGCGTGGAGGATCGGTTCTTGGGTGGCCGTGGCACGGCATGGATACGGTACGAGCCGCACGTTGCCCCCATCGGCATTGAGGACGATGGCGTATCCATCACCTCTAACATTGAACAGGGTGAGGGTGCGCCGCCCAACCTAGAGCAGATTGAATACGAGTGCGCCCCAACCGATTACGTCCATTGGCGTGATTTCGGTCACTCACAGGCTCGCACATGGGAAGAAGTCACCTGCGTATGGCGCTGGGTGTACATGAGCCGTGAGGCGCTGGCAGAGCGGTTTGGCGACGAGATGGCTCGCAAGATACCGCTAGACCAAGGCCCAGAGCCGCTGAACGCCTACAACGAAGCCAAGCGCACCTATAACCGTGCCAAGATTTGTGAACTGTGGGACAAGGAAACCGAGAGGGTGTACTGGTTCTGCAAAGGGATGCCGCAGATCATTGACGTTCGTGATGATCCGCTCGGCCTTGAAGGGTTTTTCCCTTGCCCGAAACCGCTTTTTGCCACGACGACTAGCGACACGCTGGTGCCGGTGCCTGACTTCCTGCTGTATCAAGATCAGGCGATGGAGTTGGACATCTTGTCCGACCGCATTGATGGCTTGGTTAAGGCGCTGCGTGTGCGTGGCGTATACGACGCCAGCCAACCTGCGCTGCAACGCCTAATGACGGAGGGCGACAACAATGCACTTATACCAGTTGATAAGTGGATGGCTTTCAGCGAGAAGGGCGGCCTTAAAGGCAGCATTGACCTTCTCCCGCTGGACACGCTCGCCAACGCCCTCCTCAACTGCTACCGAGCAAGAGAGGACATCAAGTCCCAAATCTACGAAATCACAGGCATCTCGGACATCATCCGTGGGACATCCTTCGCGTCGGAAACGGCGACAGCGCAACAAATCAAAGGGCAATACGCGGGATTGAGATTGCGTTCTATGCAGGAGGACGTAGCCCTCTACGCCTCTGAATTGATACGCCTCAAGGCACAGGTCATGTGCCGACACTTCCAGCCGGAGACGATCCTTGCCTACGCCGCTGCGGGGCAGATGTCGCCAG